ACATTTGCAGAATTTGAAAAGAAATCAACCTTTTCTTTAGTTACCAAGGTAAATTTAAATCCAATAGGAGACAAAAAGTTCCTATTTTCAATCTGGGTATCATAAAAACTACCAGTCATTATCAACCATCAATAATAACGTTATACCATTCTTCACTCATACCACTGATGATTTGATCTGCACTATCTTTATCTGTGGCATAATTTTCGTCAATAAGATGCTTAACTACCTTTTCGTAGTGTTCATGAATTTGTTTTGCTTCTCTAGGAGTTGGTTTCATTGTTCGCTCTTAGTTATGTTTTATTTATTCTTTAATAACAGTAGCATTTTTAAACCCACCATTAGTTCCATCTGGATTTGGGAGCATAGCATCAGCACTTGCTTTTGATGTATAGACCTTTCTTTCAGAATAATCATCAGACCATTGATCTCCATCAACATGATAAACTTCAACAGATGGCATTAATGCACTTGACTTTTTTATGTGATAATTCGCCATTTTTTTAGTTTTTAAATATTTAGACAAAAAAAGGGATCCCGAAGGATCCCTGAATAAGAGTTGTAATCCGATGGATCACATGAGGTTCTGAACCTTGACTCTTCTGTAGTAGCGGTTGGAGTTAACCTTAAGGCGACCAAGTCCTGCGGTGGTTCCTTCAGCGAATGGGTTAGCAACAAGACCATAACGGGTCTTGAATCCAATCTTGGGCTGGAAGGTGTTCTCGCCAACTGCACGAACCATCTGAAGAGGAACGTATGGGCAGTAGAAGAGACCTGCGTCATAAGGTGAAGAACCCTTATAACCAACAACGTAGTACTGGTTAGCAGCAACGTTTGCAGAATAAGGATCGATGTATACGCGATACTTACCTTGGAGAACACCAGCGAAGGTGTTACCAGCATCATCAACGTTAAGGTTAGCGTTAAGTGCAGGGGTGTAATCAAGTACACCAGCCATGGTGAGTGCGGAAGCAACGTCTGCAGAGCAGAGGATCATGTTGCCCTTTCCTCTACGAGTTCTTTGTGCGATTGCGTTTGCATCGCGCTCGATTTGGAAGATAAGACCCTTGAACTTCTCAACGCTCCAACGTCCGTTGGAATCGGTGTCAAGGTCAAACTCACCAGCGGTAGCAACGTTTGCTTGTGCGCCAGATTCTGCTGCCTTGTAGATAGTTCTGATAACTTCGCGGTTGATCTCAGCAAGAATCTCAGTGGAGAGAATGTTTGCGAGTTCTGCTTCAGCGTTCAGACCGTGGATAGCGCGAAGATCCTGAGCAAGCTCAAGGCTGTACTCTGCCTTCAGGGCGCGTGACTTAGCAGTAACAGTAACTTTCTCGATTGAGAAAGCCATCTGGTTGAAGTCATTGCTGCCTTCGCCAAGTCCTTCAGCGTCCTCTGTATCCATACCCTGACCGACTCTGTAAGCGAGTTGGGTGGTGTTGGAATCTGGGCTGAGAAGTCCTGGGTTAGTACCAGACTGTGCGGTTGTACCGAAACCAACGGAAGCACCGTCAGAACCAGATACATAACCTGAACCAAGTTCCGACTGTGCAGCAGAAGAATCAGAACCAGAGAATGCGGTATCTACTTCGTCGAAGAATGTTTCGTCACCAGATTGGTTCTTATAACGTGAACGCATCGCGAAGATGAGTCCAGTAGGTCCGTTCATTGGTTGAACGCCTGCGAGGTCATATGCGACCAAGTTAGGCATTGAACGGCGGATAAGGCTGATTAGAACAGGGTCAAAACCAGCGGTTGGCGAACTTGCGCCAGCTGAGAAACCTGCGGTTGCTCCAGAGGAACCGGTTGAGTTTACAGGTGCTTCAGAAAGGAAGGACTGCTCTTCGCGAGTCTCTCTTTCTTGGTTCTCTAACAGGATAGCGGTAACAGCTCTACGGTGGGAATCCTTAATAGGATCCATTCCTTCGTAGTCTAGTACTGGTGCCCACTTCTCCTGCAGTTGTTCAGAATTGAACATTTGCATTTGAATTTACCTCTTTAAAAAAGTTAGTTTGATTGGGATAATTTAAAAATCACTTTTTAGCGACTCTGCTGAGAGTCTGAAGATATGCTTCCATAATGGAACCAGCTTCAGGTGCAGGGGTAGTAGTCTGCTCTTCAGTCGATTCTACAACTGCTTCAGCAGCTTCTCTTTGAGTACTAGATGCACTTTCTGAGAAATATGAATTTCTTAGGGTGACTAGTTTCTCACGATAGGTCTCTTCACTATCAAACTCAACATTTTCAGCAAGGGAAGCGAGCTTCTCTTTCTGAGTGACTGCAAGTCCTTCAGCAACTTCTGCAAAAATTACATCAGCGGAGGATTCTGCTAATCTACGATTCAAACCGATATTCCTTTCGATTTGCTCGTTGAGTTTAGACTCCATTTCATCTAGTTTATCTACCATGCTCTCGATTACATCATATTTTTCTTCAGGGATTGATACATAATGTTCTTCAAAAAGACTCTTCATTCCATTGAGGAATGATTCGGTCATTTCGGTCTTGAGACCGTGCTCAATTGCAAGTTGATTTTCTTCTAACCATTCTTGAGCAACGTACTCAAGATACGAATCTACACGTTCTGTGAGTTCGGTCTTAACAGCAGCAACTTCTTCAACGAGTTGCTCTTGGTATTGAGATTGAATCTGCTCTTTGACTTCCTCAACCTTAGTTTTGATTGCGGTTTCAAAGATTGTACGTGCTTTGTCCTGGAATTCCTCGGAAAGTTCTTCACCAGCAAAGAGAGCATTAACATCTTCTTCGACGCTAAATTCTGCTTCGATGGTTTCTTCTTGAACTTCTTCCTCGGTTTCGTCGGTAGCTTCAGCAACCACTTCTTCTTCGGTAGTTTCTTCTTCGGAAACTACTTCTTCTTCGGTGGTCTCTGCTTCAGAAACGATTTCCTGATCTTCTTCGACTTCTTCGGACTCTTCTTTCATTCCAGCAGGCATTGCCTCTGCTGGTTTTGCGCCCTTATTAACAACATTCTTTACCTGTGCAAGACTAGGTGAAGATGGTGTGCTAAGTTTTGCTGAATCGTCGTCGGGACGATAGTTTTCAGGGGTAGGGCCGCCAAGATCTTCAACGCTTGGTTGACCATCAGGTTTACCTGTGGTTAACTTCTGCATTGGCTCAGCAGCAGCAGCCCCTTTGGTTACTGCGTTTTCCATTTCTTGTAAATTGCTACCAACGGACATGTGAACTTCGATTAATTATTAATCTTTATTTATTTATATTATTAGAGATTTGCTAAGAAATCCTGGAACAATTGTAATTTTTGTTCTTCAAGTGCTTTTTGATCCACAAGAGTATTGATTCTCTTCTGAGTCACTTCTGCGAGTTGTTCGCGGAGCATTCCTCCTTCCCAAACCCACTCTTTTCCTTCCATAATTCCTGATACAAAAGCATCAGGTGCAGAAGGATCGGCAACGATATCAGCAGCAGTTGCTAACATGAAATCTTCACCTACAATTTTACATCCTGTATGATCTTCCTTAATGGAACCAACTCCACGAGAAGAAACTCCAAGCATAACTCCTTCACCAATCAAGGATTGTGCTATTCTACCCATAGGGGTATCAAGAAGTTGTGCTTTTCCTCTAAAATTATTTCCCTCTTGTTTTAGAGAAACAATCTTATGCGAAACGCGATCAAGGTTAACAGTAGGTCCATCAGGATGACCTAATTCACCAAGGGCACGTCCCTTAGCTACAAAATTCTCATTATATCTACCAACTTCACGGGCAAGGGTTTCGGTAGGATACATTCTACCGTTACGGTTTTGAATGCCTCCCTGAAGGAAAGTTCCTTCAATAAAACACTTCTTACACTTACCTTTTCCTTCGGTAATAAATTCGACTTTTGAAATTTCTTCTGTGATAAGTTTCATTGTTTTATTAACCTGTTACTGGATTGCAGTTTTCATCATGACGTTGATACGTTCCAGGAGTCCTAGTGGTATTATCAGCGTTTCTTGCTTGATATGTTCCAGGAGTTCTTGTAGTATTATCAGCATTTCTTGCTTGATAGTCGGCATTGAAATTTTCATAGGTCACAGAAGACCATCCTTCGTTACCGCCAAATTGTGTAACTTCCGTTTTTCCTGGTTGTGGATCAACTTCGTTACAATCTTCGTCGTGGCGAGTATATGCCATTACTCAGATTCCTCTTCGGTTTCTTGTTCCGTTTCAAGATCAAACATAGAATTTCCAACTTCAGACCTTTTGTTTTCTACAGCACTAGCTGCTTTATTAAACAAAACATCCTTAATTTTGTCGCTAATGTCCGATGCAGCAGCATCAGTAGCGATCAAATCGATAACATCTTCCATGAAATTAATTGTATAGGTATATTTTTTATTTATATCTCTGCTGTTTTAGTATCCTTTTGAAGATCTGCATCAGTAAGTTTACCTGCAGTATCATCTGGATCTTCATCCACAGGGATATCGCCCAATAATTCATCACCACCTGGTAATGGTTCACCAGTAATTGGATCTACTGAATTGGGGTCAGGAATAATTCCTGCAGCAATTTCTTTTTCAATTTGCATATCAATTTCCTGCATTTCAGTATCAGTTTGACGTAAAATCTTACGACGAACATAATCAACAGAATAATACTTACCAATATATGGTTCAATTGTTGCTAGGGTTCCTAGACGCTCATTCATCAATTCACTTTCTTTAAGTTCTGCGAATTGATTATCGTAAATGAAATCATATTGAATATGATCTGAAATCTTTTCCCAATCTTCTGGTGTAATAATATTTTTAAGAATTAGTTGCGTTTTCAGCATATCGCTGAATATATTTGCAAATCTTTTTCTCAAACGTCCAACAAATTTGGTAAATTTGAGTTCATCTCTTAAGATTTCTGATGAACGACCAAGATTAAATCCTCCATCACTAGCAATTCTAGATTCGGGAACAGCAAGTGCTCTGTATAGTTTCTTTTGGAAATATTCAATATCAGAGAGTTCTCCTAGGTTCTGACCGCCTGGGAGTGTTGTGATTTCAGTACCACGACCACCCTCTCTTCTAGGTAACCAGAAGTCTTCCATCATAGACATAAATTTGCGATCATCTCTGATCTCACCAGTCTGTGCATTATAAACCTGCTTATTTCTATAGCGGTTCATAACATCACGAAGATATTGTTCTGCCTTAACTTTTGGCAGGTTACCAACATCAATATAGAAGATTCTACGTTCTGGTGCTCTTGATAATCTGTAGATAACAAGAGAATCCTCAATCATTCTAAGTTGATTGAGTGCCTTAATTGCTTTATGAAGGTATGAAAGAATTGAACCTTTATTTCTATCTACAAGACCAGAAGTGACATAAGTAACGGTATCTTTTGCCATTTTGATACCTTTTTGTCCTGCTGCACCTGAAACCATTCCTACTGGAAAATTTGGTTTTGGTGAATATACAAAATATTCTTCAATCTCTGGATATAAGACTTTACTTGTTTCTGTTGTTCTTGAAAGATCTATACCTTGTACGCCTTTATTTGCTTTCTTCTCTTGTCGTACAAACTTCATCTTTATAGGATCAATATACCTTAACTCTTTGATCCCTTCTTCTGGTTTTTTTAAATCAATTACTTTGTGATAGTATATTTTACCGTCAACATACCAATTTCTAAAGATCTCATGAGATTTTTTATCAAAATCTAAAAGTTCTTTAATATATCTAAATTCTTTTCTAATTAAATCTTTTAATTTATCGCTAGCATTAATATTTGAAAGTTCAATTTCTACAGGAGAATCATAAAGGTCGCTAACAATTGCTTCATTAACTACATCTTCAATAGCATTATCCACCTCTGGGTGAATTGCCATTTCTCTATATCTTTTTATTAATTCGTGTTCGTTTCTATATGCACCT